GTCCTATCTATAAACGAGACAATTGATCGGGCATTGCGCTGTTCTTTAAAGAACCCCCAATATGCTTATGTGGCACCGACCTATGGTCAGGCCAAAAGGATTGCATGGGAATACTTGAAGGATTACACCAAGGGAATACCCGGAGCGAAGCCTAATGAAGCGGAGCTTCGTGTAGATATTCCTCGACCGCACCGTAAAGATAAAATAAGATTTATGCTACTAGGGAGCGAGAACCCGGACACTCTTCGAGGGATATACTTAGATGGCGTTGTTCTTGACGAATTCGCGGTGTGTGACCCTACCATTTGGGGGCAGGTCGTGCGTCCTGCGCTTGCTGACCGTGAGGGTTGGGCCATCTTTCTGGGAACTCCTAAAGGGCAAAATCATTTTTTCGATCTTTATAACAAAGCAAGACGTAATCCAGACTGGTATGTCTGTACGTATCGAGCTAGTGAGACAAAAGTTCTTTCCGACTATGAGCTTAAGGCTGCACAAGATGAAATGAGTGAGGAAGAGTTCCTCCAAGAATTCGAGTGCAGTTTTACTGCCGCTAATACAGGCGCATACTACCAAAAACAAATGTTGATTGCAGAAGCTGAGAAAAGGATAACCAATGTCCCATACGATAGCTCTTGCTTTGTAGACACATACTGGGACTTAGGCATAGGCGATACGACAGCTATCTGGTTTTTGCAAACGGTTGGTCATGAATATCACTTGATTGATTATATCGAGATGTCGGGTAAGGGACTTGATTGGTTTGTTTCTGAAATTAATAAAAAGCCGTATACTTATAGGGAGCATGTTCTTCCTCACGATGCTAAAGCGAGGGAGTTGGGTACAGGTAAGAGTAGGGAGGAGACTCTCCGCACGTTGGGTCTTTTGAGGTTATATATTTTACCACGTTGGCAGGTAGCTGACGGTATCAATGCGGTAAGGACTATTCTTAGTAAATGTTGGTTTGATAAGGATAAATGTGAAAGAGGCATCACTGCTTTGATGGCGTATGAGAGAAAGTGGGATGCGAAGAATCAGATATTCATGGAAAAGCCCAAACATAATTGGGCCTCCCATGGGGCGGATGCGTTTAGATATTTAGCGATGGGTGTACGTCCTGACTCCCAAAGAGTACAATCGAATATGCTAAACAGGTATAGAGAAGCGATTAGTGATTACGATGTATTTAGTTTGTAGGAGAGTACTATGAGTAAGGCACAACCACTTAAAGATATAGGTAAGTTTGCGGAGAGTTTTGTAAGGGACACAGTAGGTAGCCTTACCGGGATCGCACAATATGATAAAAAGACCACAGAGGAAGGAAGAGCGTATAGAAAAAAGATAAGTACGGCCCAATATCAGAAATATAAAGCGTCAGATATAGAGGCCTTTGCTAAGATGACCGGACAACTGACTGAGAAAACCGAGTCTGAATTGACGGCAGCTAAGCCTGTCTCTCATACGGAGACACAAAGGGTGCAGACGACTGGTCAGGGAACACTCCACCGGAAGTTAGAAGTTGAACGAGAGTATGGTGAGATGGCGGAGCAGGAAAGGGGCCGAATACAAGGGCTGTATAATAAGTCGATGACTCGGCTTGGAGCAGTTAAGAGGGCCAGACAAAGACCCGGAGCTAGAAAACAATCATTGATTACAAGGAAATATTAATGGCAGGAGAATACATTAAGAAGTTTCAGGCGCTGAAAGGTGAGAGAATGAACTGGGATAGTCACTGGGAAGAGTGTGCTCAGTATATCTTGCCGAGAAAGGATGATGTCTATCAGACGAGATCCGCAGGTGAGAAGAAGATGATGAAGGTGTATGAGAGTACAGCGATTCACTCGAACGAACTTTTAGCGTCTGCGCTTCACGGTATGCTGACAAACCCTGCTACGACTTGGTTTGAACTTTCTACAGGTGATGAGCAAGTTGATATGGATGATGAAGTCAGGCTTTGGCTTCAGAATACGGTCAAGCAGATGCACAATGTTCTGAACACCTCTAACTTCCATACCAATATACATGAGTTGTATTTGGACTTAGGCTGCTTTGGTACAGGTCTAATGAGGATTGAAGAGGACGAAGAAGAGGTTGTTAAGTTTCAGACGCGTTCAATATATGAAGCTTATGCTAGAGAAAATGCACAGGGCAATATTAATACAATATATAGAAGTTTCAAGTTAGATGTCAGGCAGATTGCTGAAGAGTTTGGGACGGAGATGTTTGACAGTCAGCTTGAGGGTTTTCTCAAGAGTAATGATTCGCAGAAACACGAGATCCTTCATGTGGTGGAGCCTGTAGAAGAGGGCGATGAGTTTGATAAGAAGGGGTTCTCTTATAAGAGTGTTTACGTTTTGGTTGATCGGAGAATTTATTTAAAGATGGGTGGGTTTAAAGAGTTCCCTTATGTTGTGCCGAGGTGGACTAAGATTGCCGGAGAAGTTTACGGACGTAGTCCGGGGATGAAGGCATTGCCCGACATCAAGATGACAAACGTAGTAGCGAAAACAACTATTAGGTCTGCTCAGAAGGTAGTAGATCCGCCACTTATGATGCCAGATGATGGTTATATGATGCCGTTTAAGACGGCCCCGGGGAGTATCAATTTTTATAGACCGGGTGCTCAGGAAGTTAAGCCACTCAATACAGGGAGTCGGGTAGACTTTGGAGTTCAGTTTACAGAACAGATAAACGTCAGGATTAGAGAGGCGTTCTTTATAGATCAGTTACAACTTAATACTGGTCCTCAGATGACAGCTACTGAAGTAGCTCAGCGAACAGAAGAGAAGTTACGATTGCTTGGTCCTATTTTGGGTCGTCAGCACTATGAACTTCTTAAGCCATTGATCAATAGATTGTTTGCGATAATGTTCAGGAAGAAAATGTTTGATGAAGCTCCTGAGATATTGCAGGACAGAAGTCTACAAGTTCAGTATAGCTCTAAGATTGCGAAGGCCCAGAGAAGCGTTGATGCTGATACACTCATGAAGGTTATGAATGTTATCGGTCCGATGATTCAGCTACAGCCTGAGATCATGGACAATGTGAATGGTGATCAGGCACTCAGATATGTTTCTAAAGCTTATGGTTTGCCGGAGCAAATGCTAAGACCGTTTGACGATGTTGTTCAGACTCGTGTAGAACGCCAAGAACAACAGCAGCAACAACAGCAAATGGCGCAAGCTCAGCAGGCCGCTGAGATAGCTAACAAAGCTGCTCCTCTCATGCAACAGGGGGCCTAGTGCCTAAGAAAAAAGCTTCGGTTAAAAAACTAGATATCACGTCTGATTATAAAACTGTTTTCTCTTCGGAAGCAGGCAAGAGAGTTCTTTGGGATATTATAAGAAACAATTATGTCTTAGATAGTACCTTCTGTGTGAGTAGTGAGCATGAGACTATTCTAAGAGAAGGGCATAGGAACTCTGCTCTTAGGATAATGTCCATACTACAAACTGATGAGAAGAAATTACTTGAACAAATAGAGGAAGGGTTTAACTATGACCGAGAGTACACTGACGAGTTCTGAGGAAACAACGACTGAAGCTGAGACTAATTGGAAGGATGCCTTACCTGAAGAGGTAAGAGAAGATCCTAGTATGCAAGCAATTCAGTCAGTAGATAGCTTAGCAAAATCTTATGTTAACGCTCAGAAGATGGTCGGTTCAGATAAGATCATAGTTCCTAATAAATACGCAGAAGATAATGAGTGGAATGATGTCTTTACGAAATTGGGTTTGCCTGAAAAATCAGATGATTATGACCTTACTTTCAAAGAAACTGATGACTTTAATAAAGAGTTTTTTGGTAATTTTAAGGACACTGCTCATGGTGCTGGTATTCTGCCTAAGCAAGCTCAGAAGCTTTATGATTGGTATAGTGAGACGAATACCAAGATGATTGATGATTATAATAAGGAAAGGCAGGTTAATGAACAGAAAGCTATTGATGGGCTTAAGTCTGAGTGGGGTTCTGCTTATGATTCTAAGCTTAAGGCCGCCCATGCAGCGGTCAACCACTATGGAGATGATAAGCTCACGGCCTTTTTGGATGAGACAGGATTGGGTAACAATCCTAATTTGATTAAGGCATTCTCTAGAATGGGAGAGTCTCTGTCAGAAGATACATTCTCTGACGGTGGGACTAAGAAATTTGGAGTAGCTCCCGACGATGCTCAGGCGCAGATTAATTCTATTATGGCCGATAAAAAGCATCCTTACCATGACAAGTACAATCCGAGTCATAAGAATGCAGTTGATGAAGTCCAGAGACTCTTTCAGCATTTAAGTTGACGCAAGTCCCTTCACCTATTATTATAGACTTTGGACACGAGACAATCTGAAAAGACCTCACCTTAGAGTGTTCAGTTCG